ATATGAGTAAATCTGACATCTTTTTTCCCCCCATATTCATCTGTCGTGTTGATTTTGTAGCCCCATTATACACGCTCCATCACCTTATGTCAAATCATTTTCCAATTGTCATCTCAATCATGCAATTAATGAACATCGTTCATCAATGCGCTGTCAGTTTGACAATGAGTAAGGCGGCCAAAATGACTGCCATAAACAAGCACACAACTATCTGCTCCTCATGCATCTTTACGTCTATCCTCCAAGTAATCCATCCATTTTTCCCAATTCTCATATTCTTCATCAGAAATTTCTCTTTTAATGGGTTTAGGATATTCGCTTTCATCATCCAACCAAACATGCTTCACATGATGCACTGCCCAGTCGAACACGCAGTACATGATATACCAATTCGCCACGGTAACCAGCACTGCCACAACTATAACGCCGATCACGAACCACGCAAATTCCGGAAGCTCTAGAAACATGTCAATTCCTCCATTCACCCTTCGACTTATCCCTACAATTGCATTATACAACAAGCAAGTGATAATTTTTGCGATAATTGCAATTAATGAACATCGTTCATTTATTACCGCTCACCAAGCACATTGCAAACACTCCGAAAATACCGCCCAGAATAAACGCACCAATTATCCAAAGCATTCTAACCCTCCCATCTAAGCCAACAGTTCCAGCTCCTGTAATACCCGCCGGTCGATATCTCGTTCCCGGTCTGGTCTCCCGGCTGCCCTCCGGCCACGCCCCCGAACTCGTTGATATGCGCGCCCACGAGCATCCCGTCTCCGAGATACAGCTCCACGTGCCCGGTGCCCGCCGATATGTCGCCCTCGAACAGAACGATGTCCCCGCGCACCAAATCCGACGCTGCCGGGTTCCCGTTGTACCTCTTGAACCCAAGCCCCGTGAACACGCTGGACATGTTGTAGGTGGAAGGAGAGGGGAACGGAACGTCCCATCCGTTCTCGCGGAACGCCCAGGACACAAGGCTCGAGCAGTCGAAGTCGACTCCTCCGTCCCGCGTGGGCTGATCGTAGCCGTGGCTGTTGTCGTCTGCGATCCCGACAGCCCACAGACACGCGCCCTCAACGCCCGATCCTCCGGGTGCCACGCTTCCCGATCCGGAGTTCAGGTTCTGAGCGCTGATCTTCGTGAACATGGTCGTCTTCGTCCAGGATCGGCGCGTGCGGTTCAGCACGTAGACGTTGTCTTCCCATGTTCCTGTGTTCTTGAATCTGTAGAAGTCTATGTCGTTGAAGTATATATAGCCGTCGTTGCCTACAGTCCCAATGTAGGCGTTCTCAACACCGCCTTTCTTAGTGGCGCTGATTATGATCACTCTCGCCATATCGATTCCTCCCGGCGGATCTATTTCCCAGTAGTTTCCGTAGTTCAACGCGAGAACGACGTTTCCAGCCCATTCCGGCTTGCATCCCGGCGTACCAGGATTGGCATGGCTAGGATACCATTTCGAGTACTCCACAACCGATTCTATCACGCTAATCGAATTCGGCGGGTAAAGATGCCCCCATTCGCTGTAATTAGGGTCTCCCGACGATTTAATGTCTCCGATGATGCAATTCAATATCAACCCCGTGTCCAGCTGGAAATCCACGTAGTCTCCGACACCTCCGAACGCTTCGGTGCATGCGATCACGTATCTTCCTTCTATAACGGCGAATCCCTCTGCATCATAGTTCTCGCCAGCATCCGCCCGAAGCTTGTACTGCAGCGAATCGGGTGCGGTGATCAATGACCACCCCATATAGGTGTAAACGCAATTTCTACCGCCCAGCTGCGGCACTATCTCCCGCGCCATCACAATCCCATTCTAACTATGTCCCTGAACCAGTTGTTCAGCCTCATGTTCTCGTAGCGCACGCATCCCATGTCGTACGCCTTCTTCAGGTTAGCCAAATGGGGTGAGGATTTGAAACCTTTGAGCAGCAGAGTGTTCGGCTCATGGTCTTCCGTCGTGGCGGCGAACACGTGGCGGCACTGGCGGTCAACGTCTTCCGACACGTAATAGCACCCGTTTCGGTAGTCGCGCCATATGCCTATCGCGTCATCGTAGTATAGAAGCGTGAACTGGTATTCCGCATCCTTGCCCTTTCGCGCGATGAACTTCGGATTGTCGCGCAACCATTTGTTCTCGGCGGCGTACGCAGCATACGAGCTGCCCTCGATGGCCTTGTAGAAACGCGTTCCCTTCTTTGCTTCGACCAGTTCGGGAGGTGCCACCATCTGCGTCAAAAACTCGCCGCGCCTCCAAACGTCGGTTTTGTAAGGAAGCTCGAGGCCGAAGTAATCCATGTATGGATTCGCGCTAGATACAGCGTTGCCCCAGAACATGCACGTCACGTCGTAGTCTCTAGAGCCTGGGCGCGCGATGGTTTCGTACAGCTCCAAAAACGCCGTCACCTCGTCGGGAAGGTACGTTTGGAACCCCTTGTCGATGACGAACTCGTCGAACAGGATCGTGTCCACGTTGTCCAGCGCGTCGGACTTGAGCTTGCGCGCCGTTGACAGCGCTTGCGCGTAGCCGCATATCTCCTTGTCGATATGCAGGATGTTCGATTCTGCCCACAGGGCGTGGCCTGGGAACTCGACTTGCACATGGTTGAAGAGCCGTCCGTCCTTGCGGGTGGTCAGGTTCTTCAACTCCTCCTCCGTGCGGCGCAAATACATGAAGCGCTTGCCCGTGCGCAGGTAGCGCTTGACGTAGTGCTGGAGTCCCGTGTAGGTCTTGCCCGCACCGCGGATGCCGTAAATGAAGTTGAACAGGCAGTTGTAGGAGAGAGTCTTCGATATGTCCCAGTACTTAGCCATTTATCTTCACTTCAACGCAGATAGTTCCATCGTCCCATCCCCAGATTTTCGACGGTTCCATGTTCAGCACTTCCATATCTGCTTCGCTAAGAGAGCTGTTCTTATCGAAGTAATATTTCATTTTAATGTCGTCTTCAAACACTAAGTACACCGTTATTCCTTCTTCGGCGTATTTCAAAAGCTCTTTGATTTTCATGATTTCCTCCTTTGACTTGAGAATTTCCCTCGACTGCTAGAGCGCCGCCCTCCATCATGCTGTGCAAGCGGAGGGCGGCAAGTCAAAGGGCGCTAACCGAAAAGACTATCACAGAGGGGGCTGTTCTCCGTATGCGCCCGTGCCCGTTTCACCGGGTGCCCCACAGACGCAGAAGATAGCTTGCTTTCCGGCGCATGACCATCATACATTACTTCTCTTCGATTGTCACGCGGAATCTATCGTTTTCCAAAACCGACTGCGAAGGCGGCGGGTCAGGTTGTCCCGAAGATGGGACGCTCGCGTACGCTTGCCACGCGCCGACGCTTCCGAAGAAGCGATTCACGTCCAGGTTGCCCGCGTATCCGGGCACCTGCCCGTCGGACGCGTACTGCCAGCAGCCGACGAGGCCGTCCGTCTCCGGAGGCTCGCCGGGGTCGTAGTCGAGGCCTGGGCGCAGCACGTCCGGGTAGCTCGCGATCCATCGCATGCAGTTAGGCTCCACGCCTCCCTGGTTGAAGCGCCAGGGGTTGGCGTAGATCCACGGCCAGATGCCGGTCTGATCATGCACGACGCGCACGAACTCGTTGACCCAGTCGATGCCCTGATCGCCCTCCCAGTCAAGCACCGGCACGCCCTCGCCGAAATAGTTGCTCGTGTTGTCTATGAAATGGACAGCCTCTTTCATGGGATCGTTGGAATTCGCGAAATGGTAGAACCCCCACGGCTTTCCGTGAGCGCGGCACCACTGCACCCACCTGTCGCAGTATCCGTCCACGAAACCCACGCCCTCGGTAGCCTTGCAGATCACGAAGTCCACGTTGGGAAACACCGCATCCGCGTCCAACCCGGCTTGCCAGTTGGATATGTCGATGCCCCTAAGCATTCTTGATCAGCTCTTTAAGCTCTTCTCGTAGCTCCTTAATCTCGCTCGCAATGTCGTTAAGTGTGCTAGTAAAGTCCTTAAGAGTACGATTGTACAGGTAAAACATGCCCACGCAAGCCACGACAGGGAAGCCCAGACTACCAATAAGAGTGGCAATGTCGTTAACATCCATGTTTGATCCCTCCTAATTAGAATACCAGTTCATGCTTATATTGAAGGACAGCCCCGCCAGATACACCATGCCGTCGGTAGAAGCATGCAGGGAAACCGCGCCGTTCGTCTGAATCGAAAGCACGTCCACGTTAGTATCTACTACCACGGGAACGCGAACCTCGGTCGACGGCCGGCATTCCGGAGGCAGCGTCGTGAGCGTCGCGCCCGGCGTGTAGTTCATTATCATGCAATCGCCTTGGAACTGCACGTCGTTCACGCAGGACAGCATGACCCGTTCGCTGGCGAACATCGCTTCGGGGGAGGGGGCGTGGACGTACGCCCCCTTGAAGGTTTTGAAGAAGTTGGGGTTTCCACCGCCTGTAGGCTCGGCAGCCATCAGACGACCGCCAAAGTGAAAGTCGCGTATCCGTAGCTGGAGGTAGAACCTTCGATGTTCACCACCATGTTGCCGTCGGCGTTGGTGTTCATCGAGGCCTTGCCTACGACATTCGTTCCCAACGTGTTCACAAGAGGGACGTATTCTATATTGGCGAACGTGTTAGGAGCCAGAGGGCACACGGGGAACACCACGGTGGATTTTCCGTTAGTTACTTCATATGCTGCGCTCATCTTGATCACGTCGTTCTCGAATATCGCGAACGGGTCTCCAAGGACGCTTCCCGAAATAGGCGCTATGGTACCTTGCGCCGTCGAAACGTAGGAGAACCCTATCCCTCCTATCTTGGAAGTCATGTAAGCTCCTAAAACCTTGTTCCCCTGCGTGGAAGGATGCGTGGAATCGACGGTGTCGATGAAAAGCTCTATTCCGGCAGTGCTGAATATGTCGATTCCAGATTGCGCCATGTCTCTCACAAGCGTTCGCCTGTTGTTAGAATGGTTGCGCTGGTTCTTCTGACCCGCATTCAGCGCTATCACCACTTTCGCGTTGACGAACTCCTTTTGCAGCGCATCGTAAACGTTCTGCACCATCGTCGCGGTGATCTGTCCTATATCGTTGATTCCGCCGTACACCACGCAGTATTCCACCATTTTATGATCATAGGATGCATCCGCGACGGCATTTGCCACCTGCGTCGAAAACAGATTGCCCTTCACCTGGTACCCTGCTCCGCCCTTCGCGTAGTTATGCGCGACGACGTTCAGGTTCATGCATACGTATTCCCACCAGAGCGGAGTGTTTCCCAGCGGCACCGCAGGGTTCGTGTAGCTATCGCCTATAAGCACCATATGCTTCTGTGAAAGCAGCTCGCCCTTCAAGTTGACAATGGCCTGCTTCAAGCTGGCAATGCCCTGCGCATTGGCGTTTATCCTTCCGTCGAATTTCAATACCTCTTGGCGGTACTGCTCGACCTGAGCATTGTAGTTTCCAGTGAGCGCCCAGTACTGGGTGTCTGAGATGTCGATCCCGACCGGGACGAACGTCTTGGACGTGTAGGAATTCCCTTTATGGATGACGATCTCCAACGGTTCGTAGCTGTTCGCGCTAGACCACTCCAGCGGGTCGGCGAACACGGGCACGTAGCGCATGCCGGTATACTCGTATCCGGGGCTGGTCGGGCACGGAACGCCCGGCATTCGATCGGTGACGGTGGCGGTGACGCTCGCGCTCGCGCTGCCAGCGCCCACCGTCATGTTCTTTGTCGATTCTGCCATGTTCTTCTCCTTTACCATTTGATGATGAGGTGCCCGTACGTCTCCGAATCGTCCGGGTTCATACCGGTGTCGAATTGCAGGAACTGCCAGGTCGCTGGGATATACGCCTTGAAATGCCCGTCGTCTCCCAGGCCGAAGCACACGAACTTCACGATGCGCGCTACCAGGCATTGCAGGTTCGCATCTATCCAGTTTATGATCGAATCCAGGTACAGATGCACGTACTCGCCGTTCTTGATCGCATCGACCTCGTTTTCAAGCGCATCCACCTGCGCTTTCAGCTGGTTGTAGAAAACCATCAGATCGTTCACGTTCTGGCCTTGCTTGTTCAGGTTCTCGATCACCTCGTTGAGCTTTTCGGTTACTTTCGCAAGCACCTCGTAATAGCTCAGCTCGTCGCCGTAGACGGCCGGCAGAACCATCTGCACGTAGTAGCGAAACGGCGCTACGTCCGGTGTGGGCTGGTTCATGCGCTCCTCCTTACCATATCGTCATGAAGCATTCGCGCAGCGCTTTGTCTTCCACTACGTCACGGTCTATATTAACGAACGTGTCTCGCCAAATCAAGAGCAGTTCGGCTTCCGCCTTGTCATGCCCGGTCTCCGTGCGCGACAGCTTGTTGTCGTAGCTGCCGCTCGAATCCGATTTGCCGGAATCGGTCGTGGAAGCGTCGGTGAAGTCTGCGGTGGACGCGTAGTTTCCCGCCTTGATGTTGTCGAAGTTGAGAGCGCTCATAGGCGTGTCGCTGAAAACGTCCTGCGCGTTGCTGGTAGACGTCGCGCTGGTGTTCGCGGCATTCGAGGCGGTGCCGGTCGCGTCTTCCTCGATCGTCCGCGTGTGGTCGATGAGGGGCTGGATCCCCTTCGCCGTGATCTCCGACAAATACATTTGGTTGTAGTACGGCATGATCATGAACATCGCGTCTCGCAGGTTCCACCGGAAAAGCCCGGCGGTTTCGGAACCTATCTCGTACACCCAGTAATGGCGTATGATCTTGTTGTTCAACGTCTCGCGGTACGTCTCGTCGAAGATCGGATAATCGGCCAATCCCAGCTTCTCGTAGGCGTTGTTCCAGTTGTCCTCGTGCAAATCCCAGCCGCCGTTTGCAAGCGTCTGCTCCACGAGCCAGCGAAGCTGCAAGCTGTACTTGCTCATCGGCCGTTCACCTCGATCCCGTTCTCCTCGGCGTACTTCGATTCGTCGAACTCGCCGTCGGCGATAGCCCACTGCTCCTCTTGGCGTTTATCCGAAACCCTGAAATGCACGTCAACGTCCAACCCGAAGATCTCGTTTATCTGCTTGCACGCGAATTGGCGGGACTCGAGACGGCAAAGGCGCTGCGCCTCCGTGCCTCCCAGAGAAGCGAGCATCTCGTCCACGATCACGCGCTCCGATTTGGACTCGGAGCTGGCTATCCCTAAGAATCCGAGCGCCTCCTTCCAGTACTTGTCCTTCAACTCGTAGAGCTGCTCGGCGACGTACGGAGACGAGTTGTCGAGGATGTCGATGGATTCGAGGTCGAAGTCCTTGTCCGTCATGATAAGGGGCTTGTACTCGTCCACCTGCGCCATCATGTTCTCGAAGCTCAGGCGCTGCTTCTGCGAGCATTTCACCACGCGCGGGGTCTTCTGCTGGTACACGTTCACGTCGATCGCCCGGTCTATCGCCCACAGCTTCTTCGCGTACATGTTGAGCGCGAACCAGGTAGGCACGCGCAGGTTGGAGTTCCAGATGATCACGGAGTTCTCGATGGTGAGCGGGATGTTGACGCCCATCACCGAGTAGGCGATGCGGTTCACCGGCTGCGAGTAGATGTCGAAGTTTCCCTCCAGCATGCACTGCATGATCGCGTAGCCTTCCGGGCTGCGCTGGATCGGGTCGAGCGCGATATCCTCGTCATGCAGGAACACGCAGAATCCGTCGCGAAGGAGCCACCACTCGATCTGACGCTCGTTGATGCCCTCCGGCAGGTTCTCCCACTCGAAAACGCTCATCGCCAGCTCGTACAGGCGCATCTGCCAGAGGAACATCGTTTGCGAGTTCATGGCGACGTTATCCAGCTCGCGAGCGGATTTACGCGCGTTCTTGGGCATGTTGCCCCAGGGAAGGCCGTAGGGGGTGGTCGTGGATTGGATAGGGTTCATGCATACCTCCTTTCTTATATTATAGCATTGCTCAAACTGTAGTTGCCCACGTCGTCCGTGTGCCAGAACGTGACTCCGGAATCGAGCAGCCTGTTGAACATCGCAAGGTAACCGGCCGGAACCGATCCGCTCATGTTCGCGGCGACGGTCTTCACGTAGTTCCATGAAGCGCGCCCCGTGATGTTCGGCGTTTTCACGACGGAAACGTTGTAGCCGTACACGCTCAAAAAGTCGTCGATCTGGCGCGCTATCTCGGCTCGGCACGTGTACTTGCGAACGCCTATCGTATAGGTTCCGAAGTTCACGAGCGCGGTAGTCGAGTTAGTGCCTCCGCGCTGCGTGTTGGGAGTCTTCGATGCCTTCGAGAAGTTCGCGAAGGTGTTCGTCAGGTCTTGCGCTCCGTTGATCGTCGAGTTGATCATGCTCGCGGCAGCCCCGGCGACGTTGCCGGATGCCAAGCCCTGCATGGCTCCTCCGATGATGTTCTGCGTGGAGTCGATGAAGGAGTTCACGTAGGGCAGCTGGCTCATCGAGTTGAACGACAAGCCGAACGACGTGTCCACCTGGGACGCGCCGAGCATGTTCGCGAACGCCTGGTAAACCCAGTTGCATGTGGGGTACTTCTCCAAGTACACAGCGCCTTCGACGAACCGGTTCACGCCGTTGTAGGTCAGCGGTATGTAGGCCAGACGCGAGTTAGCGTCGCACCCGCCCGTCTTCTGCAAGCTCAGCGTTCCGGGGGTTCCGCAGAATTCGAGCCGGAACTGCTGCGCCGCTCCGGCGAAGTTGGTCACTTCCGCGTACTGGAACGGGTAGCAGAACATCTTGTTGTTCTTCGGAACGTAGCCGTCGAGATTCGTGAAGCCGAGCGCATAGTTCTTCGTCGTCTGCGGGGTGGCCGCGTTGGAGTCCACCCAGTAGCCCCAGCCGTCGGACTTCTTGACGATAGTCGGGATCGCCGCTCGCGGAACCATGTAGACCTGGCTCACCGCGTCCTGCTGCCCGTTGTCGGACAGCGCCTTCATGAAGCCCTTGAAGTCGTCGACGGTCAGGAAGACGGACAAGCTGGTTCCGCTGGTAACGCCCATGTACTTGTCCCCGCCGTTGTTGACGTACGTTCCGTCCTTCAACGGCTCCACGGCGCTGGCAACGACCATGTAGCAATCCATGTTATCGTTGTCGATCGCCGAGTACACGCATTTAAGCTCGCCCGGGTCGATCCCCTCGTCCTTGACGTGAGCGCCTATCGCGTCGTCGTTCACATGCTCGCGCTCCACGAAGCACGGTTTGATATCGTAGTCGAACATGTAGGTCTGCACGTAATCCAGCTCCAAGTGCAAGCGCGTCGTGTTCGCCGTCTTGTACTCTGCACGCGTGATGAACGCGTAGAACCACTTAGCCCCGAAGTTCTCGTTCTGGAACATCACGTAGTTGTAATTGTAGTATTGCTCGGGGTTGCCGTCCACGTCGATAGCCGATTCCAGGCGCTGGTACGTGTAGGTTGATATCGTCCGCTTAGCGTCCATGAACGAAGCTACGCCCGACATCTGGGCGTTCAGGCTCGGATACCAGCGAACGTGCTTGTAGTTCGGGTTCCACGGAACCGTCCCTATCCGAATCTCCGTGCTGGGCTGGTACATTTCTCACCTCCTTCGGAAAGGAGGGCGGGAAAAGAATCCCGCCCTCGGCAGAACATAGGCTATGCGGTGACGGTGATGGTGGATTCGCCCGTCTTCGTGCCGTCCTGGATGGAGGTTGCCGTGACGGTGAGCGTCGTCGCCGTCTCGTTGGCCGCCACGTGCAGGTACCCGCCGTTGGTGACGGTCGTGCCGGATGCAGCGCCTCCGGTCACCGTCCACTGCACGCCATGGTTCACGATGCCGGTGCCGACCACGGCCGCGCTCAGCTGCAGATCCGCGCCCTTGGAAAGGGTGGCCGTCGCCGGCGTGACCGTCACGCTCGTGATGGACGGGGCGGTCGGGGTGAAGGCGGCCGCCTGCCCGAACGGCGAGCAGCTGATGGTCTTCCACACATGGTGCCAATGGTTCCAGTACAGCCCTTCGCCGTTGAACCACTGCGCGGACTCCACGTAGTTGTCCAGCACCATCCACCAATCGCGGGACACCAGCACCGCCGGCACGGTCTCGAGCAGCGCGATCTCTTCTTGCGTGAAGCGGTGGTAGTTGGGGTCGAGCTGGCCGGTGGCCGGGTCGGTGAACAGCGCGTCCATGCGAGCCCAGTCGAAGTCGGTGAACGTGTCGACCGTGATCATGCGCGCCTGGAACTCGCGGTACTCCAAGTTGAACGCGGTGGCCAGCACGTTCATGTTCATCGTGGCCTTGAACTTGGCCGTGACGATGAAGTACTGGTCTTCGAAGTCCGTGTGCGTGGTCACGCCCGCCATGTTGTACTTCGTGGACTGGTACTGGAACAGGTCGGACATGTACTGGAACTGCGTGGCGATGTCGACGGCGTTGTCCTTGCCGATCTCGGGAATCTCCACCGAGCCGATATAGCCGTTGAGGAGGCACTTGGCCAGGAAATAGCGCATGACGTAGTACTCGTCCGTGTTGGCGCTGGTGTAGAGAGACTCGATGATGCGCGCGATCAGGTCGCTAACGGCCGTCCAGGACAGGGTCGCCTGGCGCAGCTGCTGGGAGGAGACGGTCGTCTTGTAGACCTTCTGGAAGTTCATACGGTGGAACGCGGTGCGCACGTCGGGAAGCTCGCGCTTGGCGAACGTGTCCTCCGCGCCCTCGGGGTAGAAGCCGTGAACGTCGGCGAGGTTGACGAAGATTTCCTCGATCGTGTCTCCGAACTCGAGGTACCCGCGCTTGAACACCGCCCAGGGGTTGCGGTACAGCTTGGAGGTCACGATGGTGAGGCCGATGCGGTTCACGAGCGCGTTCAGAAACGCGTTTCGCGCGGGCTGGTAGCTGGTCAGGTACTCGCCGATGACGTGGAGCTCGTCGGTGGTTCCCGCAAGCTCCACGTAGGCGCGGTTGTTCGAGTCGTAAGTCGCCGGGATCCCGCGAGCCGCGAGCGCGGACGCTACCTCCGGGGTCTCGTTGATGGTCGCTTCGACCGCCTTCTGCGCAGCCGTCTCGCGAGCTGCCGTATCGCCGGCCTTCATGACGATCGGCGAATCGGCGGCTTTCATGTTTGGTTGCTTCACTGCCATAATTCCTCCTTAATCCCAGATCTCGTCGGCTGAGCGGATCGGCTCGCGCCGAACTTCCTCGCCTACCTCGTTCGCATGGAGCAGCGTCTGGCCTTCGACGGCGAAGAACCGGTCGGCGTACTTGCGGCGCGACTCGTCGCGCTCCTCGCGGTAGCGGTCGCGCTCGGCGATGGCCTCGTCGCGCTCCGCGTTCAGGCGGTCGCGCTCCGCGTCCCACTCCTCTCGCTCGTTTCGCCAGCCCTCGCGCTCGTCCCAGCGGTCGTCGAGCTCCGCCGCGTCCTCGTCGATAGCGGCGGCCATCTCGAGACGCTTGTCCTCGTCCGGCTCCATCGCCAGCTCGCGCAAGCTCGATTGGTACCTGCTCATAAGCCTGTCTCCTTTCTGATGACAAAATCACCTTCGTATAGTATAATACCGCCTTTTACGGTCTTGGTATAGAGCTTTCCCGGAAATTTCGCGCCGACATGGAAATTATCCCATGTGACGTGAGAATGGCACGATTCGGGAAGACCAGCGCAATGCACGGTGAGCTTGCCGCCCTCGTCCTCGATATAGGTCTTCGGGCGGATGAACCTGGCGCGCTCGAACGTGCTTTCGAGCTTCCACGCGCCCAGTCTGTAATCGTCCACGTCAAGCTCTTCCGGGATCTCGGTTCCGGCCAGATGAAGAGAATCGGTGTCGGCGTAGAGGAAACGATCCTTCACCTTCTGCGCGCTCCGTATCGTCTTGTCCCTCGCCCATGCCGTGATGAAAGCCCCGGCCGGCAGGTACATGCCGTCGGTCTCTTCCGGTTCGAGCAGCGGGTAGCGCACTATGCCGTCCTCGCACATGACCGGCCGGCGGCTCCGTTTGACCGGATGCGTCGCCATCTTCCCGTACGAGGAGTTCATCTTGAGCTTCGCCATGTAGCGCTTGCCGGCGTTGCCCTCCTCGGCCGCATGCACCTTCTCCTCGTTGGCCGCCATGATGAAATCGTAGAAGAGCTTGTTCGATGCCTTGAACTTCCAGCCTTTGCCGTAGCGAATGGAATAGATGTCGTAGTGGTCTTTCAACAATTCCAAATCGACGCTTGTCAACACCAGCGTCTGCTCTCCTTTGGAATCGACTACGTATTCGGTCGGCATGAAGCTCAAATTGCCTTTGAGCTGCAAGCAAGGGATGAAACCGGGCTTGAGCTTGAAGTCGACGGTCACGGTCTGTATGTAGAGCGGGTATCGAGGATCCGGGACGTACTCCCCTTCGAAGAGCATCGGATCGCCGTACGGCAGGATCTCGCCTCCGACTCCGGCCATGACGGAAGGGTACAGGCTGTTAACGTCCAGGACGATTCCCTCCCCGATGTCGCGCCCTTTGAAATCGGGGTTGACGTAGGTGAATCCTCCCTTGTAGCATGGCCGGATCTCCGCGTCGTAGTCGCACACCGGAAAGGTGCGCCTGAACCCCTTCTCGCCTCCTATCGTCTTCTTGTACTCGGCGATGGCGTTCGATCCCGCCGTGATCCTGGTCGCGCCCTGGTCGATCAGCTCGCCCAAGGCGCGCGCCACGATCCTGACATCTGCCGATATGTAGTCTATCTCCTGCTGCGTGAGAACGTGATCGGGATCGCGATGCCCCGTGTAGTCTATCTCGAGCTTCGCGTCCTCTTCCTCGAAGCCGAACGCCTTCGGAATCTTCGCGACCGGCAAGCTGATGATCTTCAACGAATCGCAGAACTCGATATAGTGCCCGCGCCCGAAATAGAGCTTGATCGTGTAGAACTGGTTCATGTCGCTGATCAGCGTCGTGAACCGGTAGGGCGCTTGCTCGCCGCGGCTGGGAATCCATTCCCATCCCGCGTCGAGCAGATGCGATATGATGAACTTCCCGTCGAATTTCAGGTTGTGAAAGTAAACGCGAGCGTCCGGGGCGCGCTCGCACCATTCCACGAACCCTTCGATGGAAGTTCCGGTCGTTATATCGTAGGTTTTCAAGGTGCAAGCAGCCCACGCCCAAACCCGTGTCCGGATCAGGTCGTCTGCCGTCGTTTCGAAATCGGCCGCGAAGTACTGCATATCATAGCTCAGCCCATCTGTCGAGGATATAGCCCATCTTGTCGGCGCGGTCTTCAGGAGCGTAAATGTACTCGATGTTCAAAAGCTCGTCTCCGGACTCGAAGAACTCCATGAGCCCGCCCGCGTTGGACTTCATCATGGATTCGATCTTCCCCGCGATCTGCGATATAGCCGCATCGAACTCGGAGTAGCCGCCGAACACCGTGTCGAGGGCTTTGATATAGTTCTTGTAGTACCTGTTCAGCCTTTCGTAGGAAGTCGTAGCGCTCAGCTCCTCGTAACGCTTGATGAAGCGCTTGAGGGCGATGGGAGAGAAGTCTCGCGCGGTGCGCTTGTCGGGAAGGAGGTTGTTCTGCTGCAACGTTCCCATGCGTCCCAGGGTCTGGCCGTAGTCGATCCCCAGCTTCTTGCGCGTGAGCGACTTGCGCCGCTCGTTGGCGGCTTTCGCGATCTGGAACTCCCGCACTTCGTAGCGCGTGACAATGCCTCCCTCGCCGACGGTCGTCAAGTCCAAGGCTCCTTTGCGCGTAGCGCGCAGCAAGCGCGCGACCGTGTTGTTAAGCACGCGCGCGCTCTTGATCTCGGCTTTGACTTCCTTGTAGCTTACCGGCTCGAGCATGAACTGGGCGTTGGCGGGATTCGCCCGCATAGCCCGTCGAATGGCGTTGTTGTACTTTCGGACTGCGGAGTTGAGGCGCGAACGCTGGCTTTCAGTCCATCTAATCTTAGGTTCTCTCTGCATGTCAGCTCCTCACCGTTTTCCAATCTGACGTAGCACCCCCTGGTCTCCACCGTGAAGTACAGTTGGAACGCGGCGGTCAGCTGCATATTGACGTAGAAGTGGAAACGCTTTTCCATGCTGTCGTCCAGCCATTGCGTTCTGACGCAGATCTTGTCCATGAAACTGGAAAGATGCTTCCTAGACGAGAAGAAGAACGTACAGTCTCCGTACATGAAAGAGTAAGGCGATTCCTTCAACTCGTAGAAAACACCGTTTTTCGAAGGCATGGCGCACCTCCTTTCAATAACGATATTTGATATGCTTGGAAACCGTTTTCAGCGCTTGCGAATGCATGACGAAGACGAGTCCGATATAATCGTCTATGACGTAGCGGCGCACAAGCTCGCGCAGGTCGTTTATGTCGTCCCGCTTCATATCGAACTTGTCGTCCTTGGTGAACATATATTCGATGCGCCCGTTATGATGGCGCTTGAAAACGGCCACGCCTTGCGGGACGACGGCATGCGCCCATAGCTCTTTCTTCAACACCCTGTTCGACGAGTCCGCTACGAACTGCTCCATCAAATCCTTGTCTGCAAGCGACAACATGGCTTCCTCCTGAAAAAGGCCGCACGCTGGGTGCGGCCTGTGATTAAGAACTTTAAGCGACTTCGAGGGTGAGCATCGTGCCGCGCTTAACCTTCACCTGCTTGACGACCACGTTGATAGGCTCCTCGTAGGTTGGCGCTCCGTAGACGGCGAACATCTTCTTGAGCGAGCCCCACACGCCGTTCGATACGCACTGGTAGCTCTCGCCCTTGTCGTCGATGAGGACGATGCGCGGGGCTTGCTCCACGGTGCCGTCCTCGTCTGCGATTTCGATGATCTCCACGAACAGGTCTTTCAGCGCGATCTGCTTGTTGATGAAGTCGTCGATCTTGTGCGTCGGGTTGTTGGACGCGTTGTAGATCAGCTTCTTGGCATCCGCTCCAAGCTCCGGGTTCACCGAGCAGAACGTGTTGTCCTCGGGCTTGGCAAGCTCGGCGATGGCGTACGTGCGGGAAGGTGCGAGGTCGTTGACGGGCATTTCCTCGGCGATGGCGATGTCTTTGTTCTCGGGCATGGTTTTCTCCTTCTAGTCAGATGGTTTAAGCGTCGATGACGGTAGCGTTCTCAAGGAACGTTTCCACGGGCATGGAATAGGTCTTCTCCTCGCCTTCGACCCACTTGATCGTGCAGCCCTTGGGAAGCGCCACGCCGGCATCGCGGAAGGCGATACGGGCTTTGCGGGCGTTCATGTTGGTGTCCAGCACGACGTACTGGGCGACAGCGCGCACGATGGGCGGGTTTGAATCATCCAGTTCGTACGCGGTCAGCTCGAAACTCTTGAAAGTGCGGGTGATAGCAGCCATAATGTAATCTCCTTTGATCGGTCGGCTTGCTTTGACGAATCCCATTATACGCGGGTTGAAAGAGAAAAGACCGGAATCCGGTCTTTTCACAGAATCTTCACAAATCAAATTTTTATTTATGCCTTTTGATCACGTAAGCCATTCCGATTGCGTATGCTAAAATGGCGAAAAGAGTTTCCGGGTTCATCGCCACCCCACCCCCCTTAGAGTGTTATCGATAAAATATTCCTTTGATTTGACAGAAAAAATCGAAGGATGTTTGTATATAGTAGGAGATACATTGATAATTTCAAACTGCCTATATGTTAATGATATATAATCATCTGACATATCGAAGTCGGTTATATATTCAACTTCGTCTGGCTCATCTCCTGCAATAAAGCATTCTTTAAATTTCCAGCTTTTGACTTCATGAATCACTCTTAGCCTACTTTCTTCATGGAAACGAAAACGTAAGACGGGTGTTTTTCCATGAATTGAAGATATTCGCATGCTGCTTTGATCGTGTCACAGTGCATATGCTTCAACTCGTAAACCCCGGTTTCTTTGTTGCGCTGGTAATATTTGATTACGTAGAACATGGTAGGCTCCTTTGACTTGTTTAACTGACACTTACAATATAACAGCCGCCTTACTCATTGTCAAACTGACAGCGCATTGATGAACGATGTTCATTAATTGCATGATTGAGATGACAATTGGAAAATGATTTGACATAAGGTGATGGAGCGTGTATAATGGGGCTACAAAATCAACACGACAGATGAATATGGGGGGAAAAAAGATGTCAGATTTACTCATAT